AAAGAAAAAGATGGCAGCACGAACTTCATTCCACCCTGTGCCCACCCCGTCTCCTACAGCCCCCATCCCCGGCCCTCAAGGTCCCCAAGGAGAGAAGGGGGACACTGGTGAGCAAGGTCCTATTGGCCCTAAGGGTCCCGCAGGTCCTCAGGGCGACATAGGCCCCACTGGTCCCGCCGGTCCAACTGGTCCCGCTGGAACAGGGCTTACCTATCTCGGCTCTGGTCTTATCTGGGGTAGCGTTACTGGGTCCCCTGAGGGTGTTCTAACTGCCCCTGTAGGCTCCCTAGTCACACGAGAAGATGGTGGGGCAGGGACAACACTTTACGTTAAAGAGAGCGGAACCGGCAACACTGGCTGGGTAGCAAAATAATAGAAACAAATGACACACGATAACTATAATGAACTAGCGGTCGCCGCTGCCAAACTATCACCGCCTGTAACTGTAGCTGCCGTGACGGTAGCAGGGGCCTCCCTTCAAGACTGGGTGCTTGCCGCTACCCTCTTATACACTGTGCTCCAGATTGGTCTCCTCGTCCGCAAGACTTGGAACGAGTATCAGGCACGAAAGGCTAACCCATGATCTTAGACGTTCTAAAGCTCGTCTTCGGTATCGGAGGTGACTGGCTTGAGGGCCGTAGGAAACTAAAGCAAACCAAGATCGAAGCTGAGACCAAAGTAATCGTAGCACGAGCAGAGGCAGAGGTAACTCGCCTTGGTAAAGCTCAGGATGCTGAGATTGCTTGGGACAACAATGCAGTCAACCAGATGGCAGGTAGCTGGAAGGATGAGTATCTCACTCTGCTTTTGTCTGCCCCTGTCATCCTCGCCTTTTGTGGCGAATGGGGCCGTAAGGCGGCAGCTAATGGCTTTGCTGCTATCTCCACTGTCCCTGACTGGTATATGGTGGCATTCTTGACTTCCATCGCTGCGTCATTCGGTGTAAGGGCGCTAGTGGATCGCTTCGGCTTCCGAAAAACGTAACAGCATAGGCCGCGTTCGCAAACATTAAGCGATCGTGGTCTATGTTTTTAAACGATTATAAATTACAAGTCGCAACTTGATATAGTCCACAATAGTGTCTATATCTTTCTGGAGATAATAACATGATGGGATATGGAGTAAGCGAAAAGGAGAACAAAGAGATGCGAAAAGCCGTTACGGGGGTCTTAAAAACCATGCGTGATGTCATGGAGATCAACCCAGGTATGCCAGCAGCGCAAATCTATGTTCTCATGCTAGTCACCCTGAATGAAGGTAAAAGCCTCCAAGAACTAGCCGATATGTCAGGTATCCGCAAAGCTACCATGAGCCGTTATCTCCTCGATCTCAGCGACAAGCTCAGGACAGGCGATAGTGGCTATAAGCTCATCAACAGAGACATAGACCCAGAGGAGCTCAGGAGGAACATGTATACCTTGGCTCCTAGGGGTCGTCACTTCATCAACAACGTAGTCAGCTATTTTGCCTAAGGAGACTTAATGTCCATCTATCCAGACAAGAAGAACGGTAAGCTCACAGGACGTTTCTGCGTAGAGGTCCAGCACGAAGGTAAGCGCCTCCGTGGTCGTAAAGACACCTACAAGGAAGCTCAGGCACTAGAGGCCGAGTTCGAGAGGATGTTTGAGGCTGGCATCGCACAGGTAGCCAAGCGTAAGTTCTCGAAGGACCGCTCTAAGCCACATACGCTCTCTGAGGCTGTCTCTTCTGCATCTGGTAAAGTATGGGCTGGTCTTGCTTCTGAGGCTGACAATCTCAACAAGCTCTCCACCTTCCTCTCAGTCATAGGGGACAGGGACCTCGATAGTATCACAGCGGAGCATGTAGATGACCTAGCGTCTCACTTGCTATCCTCTGGTAGGTCAGAAGCCACACTGAACCGCTATATGTCGGCTATCAGTGTTTTTCTGGGCTGGTGTATCGAGAGAGGCTATAGGTCTCAACCTGTCCCCAAGATGGACTGGAGAGAGGAGAGCGAGGGGCGCATACGCTGGCTCACCTATGAGGAAGAGCAGCTTATGATCACCAATACAAGGGACGACATACCGGCCATCATCCGTGTAGCTATAGATACTGGACTACGTGCCTCTGAGCTCCTCAGGTTGGACGAGAAGGGGGACATAGCCCCAAACTGGATACACCTGTGGAAGACAAAGAACGGTGCAGCTAGGTCTGTCCCTATCTCCTCAGAGACCTATGCGACCTTAAGCCGACTACTCGACAAGGGTATGCCCTCTTACAGCCACCTACGCTACGAGTGGGACAGGGCCACTAACGAGATCGGATTGGGTCATGATGAGGACTTCGTGTTCCACACTTGTCGCCATACCTATGCGACGAGACTGGTAGAGGCGAATGTCAACCTTCGTGTCATCCAGAGGCTCATGGGACACAAGCGTATCGCGACTACCATGCGCTACGCTCACGTACATGACGCTATGCTGACAGAGGCTGCTGCTATGGCTCGATCATTCCACGATAGTAGACGAAGTGGCGCTAGAGTTATCTACAACACACAAAAGTGTGGGCTTGCAGAGGTGAGGGAAATCGCTAAAGGGCCACTTTTCATCGACGGGAAGGATACCGAAAACTGCGGTAGTAACGGAGCGGGCGTGGCGGAATTGGTAGACGCACCAGATTTAGGTTCCAACGAGTAACCTAAGAATATCCAAATGTGACAGCGATATGTAACCCATCGCTCACGAGTGTGGGCCGTTAAGGGTGTGGGATTTTTTCATTTTTCACGATTTTACCTGTTGACAGATGTCATACGATTGCCGAATATCTACAGCGCCAGTTAACACGAGGTTACTCCCTCAGCCAGCATAAGGAGACCATATGACCCTAGATAAAACCAACCTGACACCTCTCGCCCAAGCCCAGTTAGAGATGGAGACCCGAGCCACCGCAGATGGCTATAAGCGTTTCCAGAAACACCAGAAGCAAGTAGCAGACAACCAAGGTGACTATGCGACCGTAGAGGGCAAGAAGCTCGTCTCCGGTTCGATCCCTCTGGTTGCTGAGGAAATCCAGAAATACATTGATAGCGCAGGTAACGGAGGGAAGGGGAGGACACCTTTCGCGCTCTCAGTCCTCCGTGAGTTCGAGCCTGAGGCTTTGGCCTACATCGCGCTCAACTACGTCTACATGGGGACTATCCGTAACCAAGCCCTCGGCCATATCCACTTCAACGTGGGTCAGGCTGTGGAGACTGAGGTTATCGCCAAGACTATTGAACTCGAAAGAAGCGTGAAGGTCGCAGAGCGTATCCAGAGCAAACTGGCACAACAAGGGTCGCTTAAGAACAAGCTCAAAGCCTTCAAGAAGCTGGCGAAAGAGAACCTAGACAACCTAGAAATCTGGAGCAACGATGTCCGTGTGAAAGTGGCAGAGCCACTCATTAACGCTGTCCTTATTGCTCTCCCAGACATTTTCGAGCTCTATACCCAGAACATCAAGAAGGACACTATCAAGACAATCCACCTTACTCGTGAGGCTGTTGAGTTACTTACCTCACTTGAGGACGCCTCAGCTTGGCTTGATCCTCTCCACCGCCCTATGGTCGTCATGCCCCGTCGCTGGGAAGACTTGGACACTGGGTGCTACTATGATGAGAGAGCAAAGCGCACTGTAAAGCTCGTCAGGACATTCAGCCACGAGCACCGCCGCATGATCCGTAAGGCCATCAAGAGCGGCCAGATGGACTATGCTCTGGAGGCTATCAACACTATCCAAGAGACACCGTGGGCTATCAACACCAAGGTCCTAGAGGTCGTCAAGGAAGCCTATGACCGTGACCTAGACATCGCAGGTCTGCCTAAGAAGACTTCGCTCCCTGTGCCTCCCAAGTTGGAGCCTGAGGTGTGGACTAAGATGGACGACAAGGAGAAGAAGGGTCACCGTCTCCACCTCTCAGGTATCCATGAGCAGAACAGGCGTATCCTAAGTGAACGTGCGACAATGGACCGTGACCTCGAAATAGCCGAGGACCTGTCCCGCTACGAGCGTTTCTACTTGCCTCAGAACATGGACTTCCGTGGTCGTGTGTATCCGATCCCCCACTTCAACAACCAGCGCTCTGACCATATCAAGGGACTGTTCAAGTTCGCTGATGGTATGCCTCTGGGTGAGGGTGGGGCCTTCTGGCTTGCAGTCCACTTGGCTAACTGCGGTGACTTTGAGAAGGTCTCCAAGAAGTCCTTTGATGATCGCATTAAGTGGGTCCAAGATAACGAGCAGGACATCCTCGATGCTGCCGCTGACCCCTTGAATACTATCCTGTGGTGGGGTGAGGCTGACAGCCCCTTCTGCTTCCTAGCGGCTTGCTTCGAGTATGCTGAGTGGGTCGAGAGTGGGCGTTCAGAGGACTTCATCTCCTACCTGCCTGTAGCCCTCGATGGTTCCAATAGTGGCCTACAGCACTACTCGGCATCCATGCGGGCTGAGAAGGAGGCTGCACTGGTCTCTCTCACCCCTACTGATAAGCCTATGGACCTCTACCAGATCGTAGCGGACAGGGTGAAGGAGGAGATTACCAAGGACCTCTCAAGTGACGATGAGTTCATCCGTAAGCTGGCCTCAGTTGCCTTGGAGAACGGGGTTAATCGTGCTCTCGTTAAGCGCAACGTGATGACCTACGCCTACTCCTCGGCTCAGTTTGGTTTCCGTAATCAGATCATAGAGGACACTATACGACCTCTAGATACCCTCGTCATGATCGGGAAGAAGACCCATAACCCCTATGAGATTGAGGTAGACGGACAGAAGGACGGAGGCTTCAAAGTCGCTAACTATCTGGCTGGGAAGATTTACAGGTCAGTCACAGCTACCGTCTCTAAGGCTCAGGAAGGTATGGACTTCTTCAAGGCAGTCGCAGGTGTCCTAGCGCACGAAGAGTTGCCCCTCGTCTGGACCAACCCTCTCGGTATGCCCGTCATGCACAAGTATTCCGTGTGGGATGTAAAGAAGGTGGAGTTGTTCCTGTTCGATAGCGTTAAGAAGACGACGCATAACAAGGCTAAGGTGGGAGATACCACCCTACAGCGTGTAGTTGCTCACATACGGACAAAGCCTAGTTCCAAGATCGACAAGCACAAAGCTCGGTCGGCAGTGGCTCCCAATGTCATACACTCGATGGACGCTGCTCACCTGCTCCTGACTGTCTTGGCTTCTAAGGATGAGGGGTATGCCCACTTCTGTCTAATCCATGACAGCTTTGGAACCCACGCTGGGGCGACCGAGAGGTTCTTCCAGATTATCCGCGAGGCCTTCGTAGAGATGTATGAGGCTTATGATCCATTCGAGGAGATACTTGACGCAGCTAAAGAAGTCCTAAGTGACAAGGCCGCTGAAAGTCTCCCCCAAGCCCCTGAAAAGGGCAGTTTCGACCTCAACCAAATCCTCTCCGCAGACTACGCGTTCGCATAACATGAGCTAAAACCCATACTATCGCAGAAACACAATCTGCTAATCCTTACTTCGGCCCACTTAGGTATCTTAAAGTTACTTAAGTGGGCTTTCGTTTAACCAAAATAGAAAACATAATGGCTAATAAGAAGATTAAATTTACGTCTCCCTTTGGCGTAGCTAAGTATCCTCATATCTCCAGCCCTGACACCAAGGGGAAATATGCGGACAATAAGTTCAAGACCAAGCTTGTCTTCGATCTCTCGGATGACAAAGCTCAAGCTTTCGTAAAAGCCTGTGATGAAGCTGCTCGTGAAATCCACGGTAGCGCAGGTGATAAGCTCTACAAGCCCTATACCGTCGATGAAGAAGCTGGAACTGTAGAGTTCACCTTCAAGTCGCAATACGCTCCCGCTATCTTTGATGCTAAGAACCGCTCGGCCCAGAAGGCCAACATCGGTGGAGGCTCTGTCCTTCGCATCCTTGGTAGCTTCGTTGAGTATGACAAGGGTATTACCGCCGCTCTTAATCAGGTCCAGATTAAGGAACTGAACAGCTTCGGCGCTTCCGGCTTCGACAACATCGAGGACGGATATGAGTTTGATGAAAGCGATGCTGCTCCCGCTTCGGATTTTAACGAAGATGGTGGTAGCGATGGCGACCGTAAACCGGCGCTGGACATCTAATCGGGCCGCTGGGAAGGCCCCCCGTCTAGTATCAGGTTTCCG